TAAGAGTTCCAAGGGCAGAAGCTATACATCTATTTTTCTTATCAGCCTGGTCACCAAATAAGAATGTCCTTCCCTGTGCATATAAAGGAAACGTATACTCCCCAAGTGGTTTCTGCACTGGTATACCCGATAAATGATAAAGCAAAACATCACCACTGAAGTTTTGACTCCATGATAGTTTATAATAATATAGAGGGTCTTCTTTGTTTATTTCTTTTCTGAATTCCGTATTCTCGTCAACGGGATTCCATGTTATATATCCTGATTTAGCATATGATATAGAACTGGAAGATGTACCATCATTAATAGTTCCAACTGAAATCCAGTCAGCCCCATTCCAATATGAAATACCAATAACCGTACTTGCCGTGGTGTTAGTATGGTCTGGTATCAACTTGCAATGAAACCCTTGTTGTCTTTCTATAAATCCACATAACATATATTCAGTAGATGCAAGACTATTCATAATTACATAACTTGATTCATCCCCACCAGTGGTTTCTTCATATACATAACTGTTTACAAAAACATTCGTTGTGTTATCCTTATACAACCCACCTTCGTATAACTGAACAGACGCTGACGATCTAAACGCACCATCCCAAAAATCCCTCAATTTTTGAAACGGCTCAATTACCTTCATAGTAGAAATAGCAGTAGCAGCATCTGCATCTGTAATTTCAATCTTATACCAATATCCCAAAACACCATCTACTATTTTCTGCCTGGCAATATCTTCTGTTGAATCAAATGTAATGGTTCCCGATTGGGCCAGGGGAATACCCCCAGAAGCTGTATTATCAGTAAGGTTGGTAACTGTCGTCCATTCATTAGTAGAACTCCAGTAATAAACACTTAATGACCCTGTGGATGTATTGGCATTTGAAACTGTAAAGTTAAACCCAGATAAGGGTAATATACCACCAACCCTTATATTAACATCAGCCGTTGATGTACCATAAGCACTGGCTGGCACATCAAAGTCTGTGATAGAGAGTGCCGTATTAGTCAATCTTACTTCGTCTAAATATCCATTAAGAGGTTTGGTTGTGCTTGTACCATCATGTGCCGCCCCTATAAACACGGTTGAATCATAAGCTACTACAGATTCTGTTCTACTTGCTGTACTTACATGGGCTTTTGATATACCGTCAACAAATATAGAATAATCATTTCCATTTTCAATCACACGTATATGTGTCCATGTTGTTGCAGATATAACACTATTAGGTGTGGATAAATCCACTATAGCATCAATTACAGCACCACTCATATTTACATCCGTAGTTGCTATTGTTGTTGCTGAACTTGAAACTACATATCCATTAGTTGCTGCGCCCTTTGTAACGGCTGTAATTGTTATAACAGCACCATCCGCAGTTGCTGTGTAATTAGGAGATGATGTATTGGCAGTTATATTACTTGCCACGTTTGTAGCTGTAGTACTGAGGTCAGTATCAAAAGATTCAGCACCAGACATTATAGCCACACTATTCACGGTTATACCATCTACAGAACCAGCTCCACCTGAATTAAGAGTGACCGTTCCTGTAGCAGCCGTTGGTACACATATCTGTAAGTGAGCAGCACCGTTTGTATCAATAAACATACGTACATAGTCCTCAGTACCTCCGCTTTTAGCCTGAGAAAAGAGCCCGTGATCTGCACTTAAATTATTTAAATAAACCCATCCTTCCCATGTCCATATACCGCCTGATAGTACAAAGTCTGCATCATCTGGGGCCGTTACCCAATCGCCAGTTCCGTCCAGTTGAAGACTGGCAGTCCCAAACTTCTTTATAGTTGTATCAAGTTTTGCATTACCAACTGCTGTCATTGTATGAGCAGTAGTTGGAGAACTGTCTGTTATTGTTGTAGATTCATCTGAACCGTCACAATGTAACAGTAACTTGGTCTCACTACCTATACCTAATACACGCTTTAATGTAGCCACATTAGATGCACTAGATAGTGTGTTCTGTACCTGTTCGGTGTAATCATAAAGAAACGTCCCGTTGGGGTCATAAACTGTAAAGTTTGCCACTCTTGCTTTATCACCACCCCACACCATCGTTTCCGCACCGTTACAATAAACAACCCTTCCCAATAGACAATTAGCAAATCTACCTTTACCAGCAGTAGAAGCGTCTGTATGTAATGCAGTCGCATTAAAGTCGCCAGTACCAGGAACAGTGGTATCATTCCTATATATCTTAGATTGTGTTTCTCCGCTATTATAAGATTGTGCCAGTATATGTTGGGTTGATTCTTTAAACTGGTGTACGTGTTTTATTCTTGGATGTGTAGATAAAGCCGTTGAGTTTATCTTGGTCATACCCCTTATACCACGAATACCATTATCGGTATATCGTATATTTTTTAAGGTCTTAAAGTTATCAATAGTGGTGGCTTTTTCCGTTGTACCAGAACCACCACCAACTGTAACAATGCGTACTGAATTTATAGCAGAAAGAAGTCTTCCTGTCATCCCAAGTTGAAACGGTTTTAATTGTTTGTCGGTTTTTTTTGTTGTTCCCTTTGATGTTGTCTTTGCCATTATCAGTTCCTAGCTAACATATTAATTCTAACCTTGCTCCTAACAAGTGCCTTATCAACACCATGCTTACCCCTTCTCATCTCCATCTCAGCCATCTGATATAGTCTATCAGCAAAGCTGGGTTCTCTATCTTTATATTTAAACAACCATGCTGCATATTTAACAGTGGCTAAATCAAGATGCTGTGGATACCTGAATGTCCCGAAATTAGAATATACAGGGGTTGGTTTCTGTACATAATAAAGTGTTATTGTGTGACCTGCCGTACTTGGGGGAGGGTTCAGAACAATTCTAAACCTTCCCTGTGGCTGTATGACGTAAGCATCGCTCGCATCCCAATCACTATCCGTAGTAGCACTAGGATCGTCTGGGAAGAGTGCAGTAACCAGTACGGTTGATGATGTCTTGCTCACCACTACGCCAGAAGAACTATCGGTCGTATTGTGAACAATATCACCAGGGCTTACATCACTAAAATCAGCTGCACTATCTGTAAGAGTTGCCTCTCCGCTACTGGAACTCTTTGTGCCGCCAGATGTCTCTGTTCCTGAAACCTTGGAATCAAGAGTAGGGTCATCTGTAATACTAAAATTACTTGGAATAAGAACAGAAGTGGTATCATCATAAAGAATGATATCTTCGTATGACCCCCATCTTATAAAGTGATTACTTGTACCATCATTATACTTAATAAAGAAATCACCGCTCTTATCCTTCAGATATAAAGAAAGGAAGTCCGCATTAATAGTGTAACCAGTCTGGTCCGCAACTGTTGTTATTGATTGAGTAGATGTTAATGCATTAGTCTTTCTTGCTATCTCTAATGCACCTTCATTTATATAATCATATACGGTCTTCTCATCAAGAAAACTCCCATCCGTCTCTTCATCCAGGGCTAACTGTACCCTGTACTTCATCTCTCTTCCATCCATATTTATTCCCCATGTATTACTTTGCCGTTTTCTATGTTAACGGGAACAACCATTGAGTTCCCTTTAGAACGCCCTCTGTCACTTCTTAACATCTCTGCATTTGGATTCGGGGCTGTGTCGCCAAGTAAGGATGACATATTCTTCCACATGCCCTCCGCTGTACTTCGTGATACCCTTCCGCTTGCATCCACTTCTATACCCATTCTCCTGGCCTCTTCTTTGTCTACCTGTACGCACGGTTCTGTCATTCTACGTGCCTCTTCGTGCGGGTCTGCCAGTCCTTTTTCCATTTCTAATCTGGTAAATTGTGCCCTGTTTATTTCACCAGCCAATTCATCTCTCTTTGAACTAAGACTATCTTTCTGCCGTCCAGTAAGCTTTGGCTTAGAAGCCTTAATCTCATCAAGTCTTTTCTTTTTCTGTTCGTAATCTGCTCTTTGATATGGTATTTCCTCAATGGGAATCTGTTTATTATCTAACATATTTCCCAGTTTATTCACGTCATTTTCCAGTATATCAACGTTTCTGGGTAATGACCATGCTGGTATAGAACTCCCCTTATCAAAATCAGCAAAATATGTATAATCATCATCTTTCACATTTCCTGCAGGAGCACCATCAATCTGTTTCTCTGCTTCTTCAACAATCGCTTTACACTCTTTCAACTCTTTAAGTTCG